CGGATAAGTGCATCATTTTATTGCTTTCTCGGCCTCGCACGATCATGGGATTATCGGTCCGCGCTTATGCCAGGAGCCGCGGCGTCAGCCACGTCGCGGTGCTCAAGGCGGCAAAGGCGGGGCGCATCCCGCTTGAGCCGGACGGCACCGTCGACCCGGCCAAGGCCGATGCTGCCTGGGAGCGATCGACCGATCCGGGGAAGGCCAAGTCCAAGGCAAGAACGAAGGCTGCGCCCGAGACGCTGAAGCCGGTCGCGGAAGCCGCGGTGGGTTCCGTCCGCGAGACGCTGAAGGAGCAGGGTCTTCCCTCCGGCGGCAACGTCACCTTCGTCCAGGCACGCACCGCCCACGAGATCGCCAAGGCGCATCTCGCTCGCCTTCGCCTGCAGCGGATGAAGGGCGAGCTGGTCGATCGCGCCCGTGCGACGGCGCTGATGTTCCGTCTCGCGCGGGAGGAACGCGACGGCTGGGTGAACTGGCCGGCGCGGGTCGCGGCGCTCATTGCCGCCGAGCTCGGCCTCGAGGCGCATCCCGTCCAGAAGGCCCTTGAGACGCATGTCCGCGCCCACCTCGCCGAGCTTGCCGAGGTCAGACCCGAGTTTCGTTAGCGCGGACCTGCGGTTCGATGGTCTCTTCGCCTTCGACGGCGCCGACGACCTCTGGGGTGCCTGGTGCGACGGGCTCAAGCCCGATCCGACCCTCACCGTCTCCGAATGGGCGGACCGGCATCGCATCCTGAGCCCGCGGGCCTCGGCGGAGCCGGGACGCTATCGGACCGACCGCACGCCCTACATGCGGGCGATCATGGACGCGCTGTCGCCGGCCCATCCGGCGCGTCGCATCGTGGTGATGAAGTCGGCGCAGGTCGGCTTTACCGAGGGTGGCAATAACTGGATCGGCTATGTCATCCACCACGCGCCAGGACCGATGCTCGCAGTCCAGCCAACGGTGGAGCTTGCCAAGCGCTTCTCGCGGCAGCGCATCGATCCGCTGATCGCCGAGAGTCCGGCGCTTCGGGAGCGGGTAAAGCCGGCCCGCTCGCGCGACGCCGGCAATACGATGCTGTCGAAGGAGTTCCCGGCCGGACTCCTGGTCATCACCGGCGCCAACAGCGCCGTCGGTCTCCGATCGATGCCGGCGCGGTACCTCTTCCTCGACGAGGTCGATGCCTACCCGGCCTCTGCCGACGAGGAAGGCGATCCGGTGGCCCTCGCCGAAGCCCGGACGAGGACCTTCTCGTGGCGATCCAAGATCCTCATGGGCTCGACCCCGACCATCCACGGTGTTTCGCGGATCGAGCGGGAGTACGAAGCCTCGGATCAGCGCCGCTTCTTTGTCGCCTGCCCGCATTGCGGCCATTGGCAGTGGCTCCGCTTCGAGCGGCTCCGCTGGGAGAAGGGAAGGCCCGACACGGCTCATTACCTTTGCGAAGGCTGCGATGGTGCGATCGAGGAGCATCATAAGACCGGCATGCTGGAGGCCGGCGAGTGGCGCTCGACAGCCGACGCAGGCGACCGGGGAACGATCGGGTTCCACCTGTCGGCGCTCTACTCGCCGGTCGGCTGGTTCTCGTGGGCGGATATTGCCCGGATGTGGGAAGCCGCGACAACCGACGAGGCCAAGAGGAGCTTCAAGAACGGTGTCCTCGGCGAGACTTGGATCGAGACCGGCGAGGCACCCGACTGGCAGCGCCTCTACGAGCGCCGCGAGCCGTTGCGGCTCGGCACGGTCCCGGGCGGCGGACTGTTCCTCACCGCCGGGGCCGATGTCCAGAAGGACCGGATCGAGGTCTCGGTCTGGGCGTGGGGTCGCGGTCTCGAAAGCTGGCTGATCGACCACATCATCATTGATGGCGGCCCGGAGCATACCGGGACATGGGCCGAGCTGACCGCACTCCTTGGCCGGACCTGGCCGCATGCGCATGGGGTGAGGCTCGGCCTTGCCAGGCTTGGCATCGACACCGGTTACGAGGCGCCCGCCGTCTATGCCTGGGCACGTTCCGCCGGGTTCGCGCAGGTCGCCCCGGTCAAGGGCGTTGAAGGCTTCAATCGTGCCGCCCCGGTGGTCGGCCCGAGCTTCGTCGACGTGACGGAAGGCGGCAAGAAGCTCCGCCGCGGCGCCCGGCTCTGGACGGTGGCGGTTGCCACCTTCAAGAGCGAGACCTATCGCTTCCTGCGGCTGGCGCGACCGACCGACGAAGAGGTTGCCGAGGGCGCGCGCTGCCCGACCGGCTACATCCATTTGCCGCAGGGCAGCGAGGCCGAATGGGTGAAGCAGCTCGTCGCCGAGCAGCTGGTGACGGTGAAGACGCGGCGCGGCTTCAGCCGCCTCGAATGGCAGAAGCTCCGCGAACGGAACGAGGTGCTAGACTGCCGGGTCTATGCCCGGGCCGCGGCGTGGATCGTCGGCGCCGACCGCTGGTCGGACGAGAAGTGGCGCGACCTTGAGAAGCAAGTGGCGGCCGATGTGTCGTCCGAGACGGCGATCGACATGGACACTGGAGACGAGGCGCCAATCGCGGCTTCAGCCGGCCTGATCCGCCGCAAGCCCCCATCACACGGCCGTCGTGTGTTTCGATCGAGCTACGTGAGCTGAACCGACATGACCCTCGATGACATGATCGCGCGGCGCGACGCTCTGCTCGCCGCGAGGTTTCGCGGGGTGCGCACGGTCGAGGTCGAGGGGCGGCGGATCACCTACGCAACCGACGCCGAGATGGCGGCAGCCCTTGCCGATCTCGAACGGCGGATCGTTGACGCCGAGAGCGGCACTCGGCGGCGCATCGTCCGGACTGCGGCAAGGAAGGGACTCTGAACAGATGCTGGCTGCGCTTGGCCGCTGGCGGCGCCGTGTGGGAGCCCTGGTCGGCGGTTTCGAGGCGGGTGAGGCAAGCCGACGCCTCCGGCACTTCCAGCCGAGCCGGGCTCATCTCAATACGCTGATCGCGGCAGCCGGTGCCGACATCACCGCGCGGGCGCGCTGGCTGGTCCGCAACAACGGCTATGCCGCCAACGCCATCGAGAGCTGGGCCGGCAATGTGGTGGGCGGCGGCATCAAACCGTCGTCGCTGATCGCCGATGCCGGCCTCAAGGCAACGGTTCAGCGCCTCTGGCTCGACTGGACCGACGACAGCGACGCGGAAGGCTTCACCGACTTCTACGGCCAGCAGCGCCGAGCGGCTCGGGAAGTGTTCATCGCCGGTGAGGTGTTCTTTCGGTTCCGGCCGCGGCGTCCCGAGGATGGTCTCGTCGTGCCGCTGCAAATGCAGATGATCCCCTCGGAGATGCTGCCGCTAACCCGGAATGAGCCGACCGCAGGCGTTAACGTGATCCGCCAGGGGATCGAGTTCGACCGGATCGGGCGGCGCGTGGCCTACCACTTTCTCCGCCGCCATCCCGGCGACGTGACCGATCCGGGTCTGGCGGGCGAGACGGTCCGGGTCCCGGCCTCGGAGGTCATCCACGTGATCGATCCGGTCGACGCCGGACAGCTCCGGGGCATCTCCCGCTTCGCGCCAGGGATCGTCAAGCTGTTCCTGCTCGACCAGTACGACGACGCCGAGCTCGACCGGAAGAAGGTCGCGGCGATGCACGCCCTGTTCATCACCACGCCGGCGCCCGCCGAGCCCTTCGACGTTGCCGAGAGCGACGAGGGTGGCGAGCGCACCATGGACCTGCAGCCCGGCCAGATCGTCATGCTGGAGCCAGGTGAAGAGGTACAGACCTCGGCCCCGGCCGATGTCGGGCAGACTTACGAGCCGTTCCAGTACCGGACGCTCCTTCAGGTCTCGGCGGCGCTGGGGCTCCCCTACGCCTATCTCTCGAACGACATGCTGAAGGCGAACTACTCGAACTCGCGGCTGGCGCTCCTCGAGTTCCGCCGCCGGGTCGAGGCCTACCAGCATGCGGTGATGGTCTGGCAGATCTGCCGTCGGGTATGGGCACGGTGGCTGGATACCGCGGTGTTCGCCGGTGTGCTCGATCTTCCCGATTATGAGACCCGCCGCCGCGACACCATCGCCTGCTCGTGGCTGCCGCCCAAGTGGGACTGGGTCGATCCCTTGAAGGACGCCCGCGCCGAGATCGAGCAGATCGACGCGGGCCTCAAGAGCCGCACTCAGGCGCTCGCCGAGCGCGGCTACGATGCGGACCAAGTCGACGCCGAGATCGCCGCGGACCGGGAGCGGGAGCAACGGCTCGGGCTGTCGTTCACCGGCGCCCAGTCCGACCCGACCGGTCTGACCGAAGCGGAAGAGCCTCTCCCGGCGCCGGCCGGCTACTGAGATCACATGACCCTGCTTCACCCTGTCCTCGCCCGGCTTGCCGGACGGCCGCTGGCGCTCGCGCCGCGCGCCCTCGATGGTCTGCTCGCCGCGAGCCGGCCGGTCGGGGCACGGCCTGCGGCGTTGCCGGTCCTCCGAGACACCGAACCGCCGGGGCCTCGTGGCTAC